GCTGCGCTCGTGTTCGCGGCCGTCTACTACGGGGGCAACCGGTGAAAGTGTTTGGCAACCTGGCCACCTGGTACTTCTGGGCCTACTATGCAGCGGGCCTGCTGATTATGGCGAGCGTGATGGTGCTGCATTTGCGCCATGTGCGGATGTCTACGCGTGGGCCGTGGCTGATTGTCCTTGGTGGCTATCTGGGGGCAATCGGTGCGTTTGTAGGCGGCCTGCAGGCGGGCGGCTACCCGCCATTGCCTGCCGATGTAGGTGTGGCGGTGATTCGTCTATTTTGGGTGGCCGCAGTGGCCGCAGGCGTGATTGCAGCGTGCATATACCTGTGGAGTTTGAGGGGGAAACGATGAAATATCCAGGTGTGTTGTGGACGATGCTGTTGGTGCTCCTCCCGTTGCTGGCCGACTGGCTGAGCCAGTATTTTGGCGTGGCGCAGTGGGCGCTGCCGCTGGCGGGCCTGCTGCTGATTGCGGCCAAGACGCTGGAGGTGATGCAGGCCGGGCAGGAAGCGCAGGCGGAAAGCACGCTTGAAATTGCGCATGAAGAGAAGCCGGAAGAGCCGGTGTCGGCCATGCGTAGTTGGTTGGTGGGGTAAGCCATGAAGCGCACGCCGCCTGGCACGTCCGAGGCCATCGCAAACAAGGCCACAGCCATCGAGGCTCTGGAGTTGCGCAAGGCGGGTGCGACCTACGAGGCAATCGCCCAGCAGCTCGGCTACTCGAATCGCAACTCTGCGCACCGCGCCGTGCAGACGCTGCTTAGGCGGCGCACGACAGAGAACGTGGACGAATTGCGCGTGCTCGAGAATGAGCGCCTCGACGACTTGCTGCGCGCCGTCTACGACGTGGCGCTTGCGGGCGGCGACAAGGCCATCGACAAGGTGCTGCGCATTATGGAGCGGCGCGCCAGGATGTGGGGCTTGGATGCGCCGACGCAGACGCATGTAACGGGAGACAAGGAAATCATTGTCCGATTCGCTGATAGTGACCTTGCCGAAGCCGACGGCGCTGCAAGCGTGGATTCTGAATAGTGCCGCCAAGCGACAGATAGCGTGTACGGGCCGCAGAGCGGGCAAGAGCCACCTCGGCGCGCTCAAGGCGGCCACGGCGCTGCTGCGTGGGCAGAAGGTGCTGATTGCCTCGACCTCGCAGGATCAGGCAGACGTCTTCTGGCGCTACCTGCGCTCGTGGTTCGCCCCGCTGACGACGGCGGGCGTGCTTTACAAGAACGAATCGACGCGCACGATTGAGCTGGGCAAGGGACTGTTGCGCGTCAAGACAGGGCGCGACGCCGACGTGTTGAGAGGCTTCGACGCGGATCTGTTGATTCTGGACGAATGCGCTTATCTGGACCCGGCAGCGTGGTACGAAGTGGGCGCGCCGATGATGGCGGACCGCGACGGGACAGCCATCTTCCTAAGCACGCCGCTACGCAAGAACTGGTTCTACCACCTTTTCAACAAGGCGCAGGCAGACACTTCCGGGCGCTGGATGGCGGTGCACGCGACGACGCTCGACAACCCGCACTTGAATCAGCAGGCGGTGGCCGAGCTCGCGCAGGACATGACCGAAGAGGCATACCGGCAGGAGATCCTCGCCGAGTTTCTGGAAGGGCAGGGGCAGGTCTTCCGCAACATTGATGCTTGCGCTACAGCACAGCGCGTCGAGCCGTACAAGGGCGAGTTCGTCATGGGCGTGGACACGGCGCAGAAACAGGACTACAGCGTGGGCGTGGTGCTTGACAAGGCCACACGCCAGCAGGTTGACATGGTGCGCTTCAACAGTGTGCCGTGGGCGGTGTACCGGGAGCGCATGACGGCGCTGGCTGCCAAGTGGCACGTCGAGCGCATCATTTTCGAGGTGAACAGCATCGGCGGCCCCAACTTCGAGGCGCTGGCTGAGGAGGGGTTGCCCGTAGTGGCGTTCACTACGACAGGGCAGACGAAGCCACCGCTGATTGAGTCGCTGCGGCTGGCGCTTGAACGCCAGGAGATAGCGATACTGGACGATGCGGTGCTGCTGGGCGAGTTGGGCGCGTACGAGTACACGGTGAGTGCGCAGGGGCGCCCCGCCTACAGCGCGCCGACGGGGCTGCATGATGACTGCGTTGTAAGTCTCGCCCTCGCATGGCACGGCGTAAATCAGTTGCCTCTATTCTTGTAGAGGGATGCGCGCCGCCCGGGCGTATTCAAACAACTCGTCTCGAGACAGTAACGAGAGTTCCGCCATAGCGTGATGGTTCGGGCAGAGAACGGCGAGGTTGGCGGGATCATTATCCCCGCCTTCGGCCTTCGGGAGAATGTGATGTATCTCGACAACAACATCGAAGCCACAGACGATGCACGCTTGAGGGTACCAAATCTTAGCCGACGTTCTGGCGCTGGATTGGTTGCGTCCGTGCCGATAGTTTGGGTTGTCCTTAAATGTGAGCGACGTGCGCTTGTGCATATTAAGGCAAGCGCGCGAGCAGTATTTGCTCCTCTCGGCGCGAGACCCTTTAACCACAAACTCTTTCCCGCAATGCTGGCAGGCAACCGTAACCGATGGCTTGCTCGGAGAACGATACATTGCCCTTGACTTACCTGCACAGGACTGGCAGCAGTAGTTGTGTGCGCTCCCTCCACGCCCGACCTGCGAAGCAAGTCGCTTGAATGACTTGCCGCACGTCTCGCATATCAGGGTTACTCGCTTCACTTTGTTGTAAATGCTGCCATCTGTTTTTCGGTATTCGTGGTAGCAGGTGCGTGAGCAAAAGCGACCACGTGTGTTGCTGGAAAGATGGAAGGTCTTTCCGCAGTGCAGACAGGTGCGAATTGAGGCGTCGTCAATATGTATCGTCATGTAGTCATTATATCACATATGCCGCAATGCCGATCTTCCTGTGAGGTGACGAATGCCTGACGTGATTGCAGTAGGCAACGGGGTGAAATCGTTCAGCCTCGACAGCCTCCAGAATTGGAGCGACATGGGCATGATGCCTTGGGCGACGGGGAGCGGGCAAAAGAGCACCACGCAACTGGCGGCGTCGGTGGCTTTCCTCTTTCGTGCCGTCAATCTGCGCGCCGCCGCTCTCGCCGATGTGCCCTGGACAATCTACAGGGGCGATACGGCGCTGTGGGAGAGTGACGAGGTGTGCCCCGACGGGCTGCAGCACTTTGCGGACATTGAGGACTTGCTTTTCCGCACGGAGGCGGCCTTGTGCCTGACCTCGACGGCCTACTGGTTCAAGCTGCGCAACCGGGTGCGCGTCACCGGCCTGCAATGGCTTGACCCGACCGCCACGGCCCCCTACGTTTCGTTGACGGGCGAGATTGTCTGGTACGACCACAGCGCCGCCAACGGGCTGCAGCGGCTTGCGATTGAGGACGTGGTGTACATCCGCAATCTGGGGCTGGGTGAAGTGGAGCCTGCGCCGCCGCCAGCCGCCGCTGCCGCGCAGGCCGCGCAGGCGCTCTACAACACCAATGCGTTTGTGCGTGCCTTCTTCGAGCGCGGGGCCATCAAAGCCACCCTGCTCACGGTGGAGGGTGCGCCGTCGAAGGATGAGCGCGAGAAGCTCAAGAGTTGGTGGGCGCGCATGATGTCGGGCGTGCGCAATGCGTTTGCGACCGAGGTCATCAGCGCCGCCGTTAAGCCGGTTGTGGTGGGCGAAGGTATCAGCGAGTTGTCCAACACGGACTTCAGCGCAGAGCAGCGCGAGGACATTGCGACGGCGCTGGGCGTGCCGCACTCGCTGCTCATGAGCAACGCCGCCAACTACGCCACGGCCGAGGCCGACCGACTCACCTTTTACGACACAACCGTGATCCCCGAGTGCAATATGATGGCGCGCCAACTGAACCGGCAACTGTTTGCGCCGCTGGGCCTGCGCTTTGCGTGGCGGCCCGAGAGCATGAATTTGTACCAGGAGAATGAGGAAGAGCGCGCTGGCGCGGTGGCGGCCTACGTGGCGGCAGGTATGCCGCTGAGCGTGGCCGTGCGCCTGCTGGGCATTGACCTACCGGAGGGGGTGGAACCTGAAGACCTCGACACGCAGCCCGAACAGCCCGCGCCCCAACC